GTTTAAAACACCGGCACAAGACCTAATAGACAACGAACAAGTTGACCCAGAACCCGAAAGATATTATGAGTGGATGCTATGGAAACTAAGACAAGAACGTAAAAAGAATGTGTACATTTATGAATCTCCCGACAAGGGTAAAACAATTTACAGAAGACAACTAGGTAACGACAAGAGGGAAATAGTGACAGATAAAAAAACAATAATAAAAGACATGGTAAACCACCCACCCCACTACAATAAAGGTATTGAAACCACAGAGTACATCAACTCATATAACATGGGTTTCTCACAAGGTAATGTAATTAAATATGTTACCAGGTTTAATCTTAAACATAATGATCCACGCAAACAAAGAGAAGATTTAGCAAAAGCTAAATGGTATCTTAATGATTTAATTGTTCAACTCGAAAACAAGATTAAAAATTAACTTTAAACTTTCTTAATGCTTAAAATTCTTATATTATAATTATATGAATTACAAAGAACTCAAAAACATAGTTTTAAAACATAGTAAACTTTACTATGACCTATCCGCACCAACAATTAGTGATACGGAATGGGATAAACTATACGAAAAATTACAAACAATGGAAAAAGCACAAGGCTGGAAAGACCATGACTCTCCTACAGGTAAAGTCGGTGGTACAGCGGGTAAAGTTGCTCATCCATACAAACTATATTCACTACAAAAAGTTTATGACAAATCTGAAGTAGATAGCTGGATGGATATTGAAACACCTAAAATTGACGGTACAAATCTATCTCTTATCTATAAAGATGGAAAGCTGAAGATGGCTTTAACTAGAGGTAATGGTGAACATGGTACAGAAGTAACACATCTAGTTGAGTTTCTTAAAAACGCTCCTGAAAGAATTGATACAGATTTCACAGAAGTTGTAGTAAATGGCGAGTGTGTTACAGATAATGAAGTAGAAAATTTTAGAAATTATGTAAGCGGTGCAATCGGATTAGACGATCCCCTTGAATTTGAAAAAAGAAATATTAATTTTGTTGCCCATGACTGGCTAGGCGTGGATATGGATTACATACCACGCATGGCCATTCTCAAAAATATGGGTTTCCTTACAGCTCTTGATGAAAAAGCTAAAAAATATCCCACAGACGGAATAGTATATAGGTGTAACAGCTACAAAAAATCACAAAACTTGGGTTATACTTCAAAATATCCTAAGTTTGCAATTGCCTTAAAAGAAGCAGGTACACTAACTGCAGTAACAACCTTACAAGATGTTGTTTGGACAGTGGGTAGAACTGGCGCCGTTAACCCTACGGGTATTGTTGAACCTGTAGTATTAGATGATGCGACAATTTCAAGAGTAACTTTACATAATATGGACTTTATCGAAGAACATAACCTAGGTCTTGGTGACACGATCACTATTGAAAGAGCTGGTGGTGTTATACCAAAATTTATAAACGTTATTGAGCATTCCAAGCACGAGTTAAAAATAACTCAGAAAGATGCAGAAAAAGCAATTGGACAAGCAGTTGTAAGAGATGGGCCAAGACTCATGACAAAAAGTGGACAAGGAGACAGCGTCAAATTTTTGGAATATTTTATAAGAACAATGCAAATTAAAGGACTTGGACCTGCCTCTATTAAAAAATTAGGATTAACACACCCAATTGACTTATACCAAGAACAAGATTGGGATGAGCTTGGAGCAAACGGAATTAAAATACAAGAAGAAATTGAAAGAACAAAAACAAAACCATACCTAACTGTGCTTGCAGCACTAGGTATTGAAGGTGTTGGAAATGGAGGAGCAAGACTTATTGTTCCTAAGATACCAGCGTTTCGTAATTTAAGAGATATTGAATACGCAGAGATCAAAGGTATTGGTCCGCGTACAAAAGAATCTATACTTGCTTGGTTAGACGAAAACGAAGAATGGGTACTAACCTTACCGTTACAACTTGAACAAGAAGTAACTGTAGAGGAAGTAACGCAATCAGTAAGAAAAGTCTGTATTACAGGTAAGTTAGATATGACTCGCAATCAACTTGTGAGCATACTAGAGCCTTTGGGTTTTAAAAATACAAGCACTGTAACTAAAGATTGCTATGCACTTATCGCAGGAGATGAAGGCAGTTCTAAACACAACCGTGCTAAACAACTTGGCGTGACCATTATTAATTACTGGTCAAGTAAAAAGGATGTGTTAAGTGGCAATTTTTAGTAGATTTATTTGTGACCAGCAAACCACAATAAGTCACTTTGTGTTTGCTTTAATTATAAAACTCAGATATACTCTTTATATAAGTCAAGAAGATAAAACTTCTTGGAAATCTAACATAAACTAAAGTTCGGAGGAACATAATAATGTCAAAATTTGAATATACTGAGGAAATGGTAGAAAGAATGCACGATGCTGCAGGTTCTGGCGTTACCGAAGAAATAATTGAAAACTTGATGGCTGAGTTTGACTTTCCTAGAAGGTCTGTAACAGCTAAATTAAGAAAACTTGGGTTTGATGTACCTAAAAAACCTGGCGCAGCTCCTGTGTTTTCAGCTGATGAAACTTCAGCATTATCAGACTTCTTACAAGAAAACTCTGGTGAGTTGACTGCAGAAGAAATTTCTCAGCAGTTTGCAGATGGTAAATTTACTGCAAGACAGATCAATGGTAAAGCTTTATCATTAGAAATGACTTCTCATGTAAAACCAGCTGAAAAGAAGATTACACCAAGAACTTATTCTGAAGAAGATGAGTCAACTATCAGTGACATGGTAGAAGGCGGATCATATCTTGAAGATATCGCTGAAAAAGTTGGCAGAACTGTCAATTCAGTTAGAGGAAAATTACTTTCTATGGGTCTTAAAGCTCCACAGAGAGATAAGAAAACTTCTAAAAGCGATCCTTATGAAGGAATCGAAGATATGCTAGATCAAAGTGTAGAAGAAATTGCTTCACATTTTGATAAGACAGTTAGAGGTGTTAAAACTGTACTTACAAGACGTGGGCTTGCATGTGCAGACTACACTCCTAAAAGTGTCTCTGAGGGCTAATTACCCGTAAAAGAGAGAGATTTATTTCTCTCTCTTTTTTTACCTAAATTTTTAAGCAAAAAAATGGTTTTATCAGAGTTGCCAGACGATCAAATAGACATGTTTTTAAGCATGCCTTTAGATCAAAAACAAATATTTATTGATAACTTAATCAAAAAACACTATCCAAAAATAAAAGAAAGTAATCCTTACTATAAAGAACTTGCTGAAAATTATTTATCTAGTTTTTATGTAGAAAAGCTATATAGAAACAATGGATTTTTTAGAGAAAAGTTCATAGTCACATATACCCAAACAGGATTGATCAGAAATATAATTAACGAATTATACTTTACCGACGACCATCTTATCACACATTAAACTTGTCAAATGCTTGACTTTTTAGTACAATGAAAATACTAAAGGAGTATGTATGGCAAGAACAACTAAAATAGAAATTTCAGAAGCAAAAATCAGACAAGCTATTTGGATGCTAAAAGTAAATAAAACAAAAAAGCAAGTGTGTGAACATTTGGGCATCGCTTATAACACAAAACGTCTTGATACAATTATTAACGATTTTCACGAAAAAAATAAAAGAATAGCTGATCTTAAAACAAAAGCTAGATATAAAAAGTTCACTGAAGCAGAGAAAAAAGGCATAGCTGAAGCATATCTAAATGGTGAAACTCAAAGCAAATTAGCAGAACAATTTTACATCAGTGCTGCTAGAATTAAAAAAATACTTATAGAAATGAACGTGCCTCTTAGAGCAAGAGGCAAAAATAAAGCAGCAAATGTTGAACATGTCGTGCAAGATTTAGAAGCGCGTTTTAAAAAAGGTGAAAAAGTATTTATTGCAGAAGAAAATTGTTTTGGTGAAGTTAGAGAGGTGTATGATGAAGATTACCTAGACTCTATGGAAGACGGTTATCAAAAATATGTTGAAATATATCCTTTCAAACCAAATCCTAAAACAGGTATGGCTGGTAGATATGCTGAGCCAACTCAGGGTGTTCACTATGAGTTGTACTGGATGCGGCAGAATGATACCACTCCTGTATTTAAACTTGATGCTTTCTTGCATCATCGTAAAAAAATTAGTAAGATTATTGAAGACACTGGTAGAGAGAGTTATCTTGTTTATCGAACTGGAGATAATGGCGGCTACATGAGTGCACAACGACACCAACTTTTTCCTGTTAGAGTAATGAATGGCAATTGATTTACAAAAATTAACTTTGCGAAGATTATTAGATACGCAGAGTAACGATCTCTATTCACGTCTTTTAAACCAGTATTTTACTGGAATTAACTTAACTTTGTTTGAGAAAGTAAAGTCTTTCTATAAAGCAAATATGAGACTTCCCAGTACAAATGAGATTCTCACACTTAGAAAAGATGTAGGTTTACAAGAGTATATTGAAAATCAAATAGTAAATGATGATAATATATGTGATGAGATTCAAGATGAGTTTCTTGTAGCACAATTACAAGATTTTTATATAAGAGACGAAACTATTCATTTTATGGATAAGTTTGTAGATCAGTTAGATGATTTAGAAAAAGTTGAAATAGTAGATAAATTTCAAAATCATTTATTACATTTGAATAAAGCAATACCATACAACGATGAACTTTATGATATTGCTGAACTTGATTTTTTTCCAACAGAAGATGATTTTAAGATATTTCCTTCTGGACTAAGTGCAGAGTTTGATGCAATAAACGGAGGTTTTGCAACACAAGAACTGGTTTTATTGGGAGGTAGAAGAGGATCTGGTAAATCAATCATTTCTTTAAACATGGCTCTCAATAGATTTTTAGAAGGAAACACCGTAGCTTTTTTTACAATCGAAATGAGATATAAAGAAGTTTATGACAGAGTTTTATCGATTATCAGCGAAGTGCCTTTTCTTGATATATTTAGAAACCAAACAACGCCTCAACAAAAAATTCAAATGGCTAAAGCTAAGTTTAAATATTTTTATAAACCTTCAGATAAAATTGATGCTTTACTAAAAGAATTAGAATATTCTAAAGATTTTAAAATGTTTGAACGAAAAGTAAAAATGGAAAAACCTCAAATGACAGACAATCGTCTATTTATGATAGATGATGAGTCACTTACACTAAATCGTGTAGATCATTATTGTAATATGTTTGCTCAAAAATATCCAGCTTTTAATCTTGCAGTTGTTGATTATATAAATATAATAAAACATGATGATCAAAAAGATTGGAAAACTCAAATAACAATTGCGGAAAATTTAAAATCTCTTTCAAGAAAGTATGATTTAACAATGATTTCTCCCTATCAAATAGATGCTTCTGGTGAAGCTAGATTTGCAAAAGGTATATTAGATTCTGCAGATAGAAGTTTTAATTTTTTCCCTCCGCCTGAGGAAGAGGACAGACAGCTAAATAATAAAGTAACTATTCACACAACTAAAATTAGAAATGGAAGGCACATGAGTTTTGATGTTTATATGAACTGGCCTTGTGTAAAAATAGATCCTACACAGTCTAATGTATTAAATGAAAAGCCACATGCTGCTGCAAAATTCGGAACAGATAGAAATGAGGAGAGCAGAGACGTATGAACGTATTAGACGAACAATTAACAGAACTACAAGAATTACTAAAAACAAACGAACATGTTAAAGATAAACAAGCATCACAACATGCTTGGGATAAATATATTAAACTTTTAAGATACACAGCTCGAATGTCTGTGAAACAAGCTTTATTTATGGGTAGAGCTAAAAGGATATTACTCGGAAATAAACAATGGATCTGATGGAAGTATTAGATAGGAGAGGGGTAGAGTATAAGAAAACTAATAACCCCACTGAAATTTTAATATCATGCACTAGTGGCGAACACGACGATAAATCTCCATCTCTTTCTTATTCTTTAGAAAAAAATGTTTTTCATTGTTGGAGTTGTGGTTTTAGTGGGGGTGTAACTAAATTTTTAGAAAGTATTGGTGAAGTAACAAGAATACCTGTTGAAAGTAAACAACCTTTTAAAATTCAAAAACTTAAAAATAAAATTAAAGCAGTTATAGAAGTTGATGAAGTTAAATTACCTAAAACTAGACAAATGTTCATAGGTGAGTTTAAAAATATAAAAGCATCTGTACTCAAAGAGTTTCAAGCCTTTACAACAGAAGAACTACAGTTACATAACTATTTATGCGTACCAGTGTATCAGTTTGGAAAATTAAAATTTATTGAAGGAAGGTACATGGGTCAAGTAGCGTCTCAACCTAAATATTATCGAAGACCTCAAAAAGGCAGGGTTGGAAATATTTTATACCCGTTAGACAAAGTTACAAATACAAACTATGTTATTTTAGTAGAAGGTTTATTTGACATGTTAAACATGTGGCAACTAGGATATAAAAATACACTGTGTATTTTTGGCGCACAAAATTTCGGTAGAAGTAAACTAGACCTAGTAGATAAAATAGGAGTAAATCGTGTTGACATCATGATGGATCCAGATGCTCCTGGACAAATGGCTGCTGATAAGATACAATCATTATTAGATTCAAAAAACATTTATTCAAGGATAATTAAATTACCATTAGGACATGATCCTGGTGATATAACTA